CGTGCATCACCTCATATTCTTATCTTAGCATACAATTATTGTTGTGTAAACAGTATTGTGCTTTTCTATTAAACAAAAATAGCTGAAGCGCAAATTTTGTGTGTCTATAGGCGCACAAAAATTATGCTGCATGGATAATGGTAAACCTGCGACTGCTCACATTTTTACTGTACTGATTAAAAATGTCAGGCTGTTCCTTCTTCAACCGCTGGGAATCCACACGTTTACTTTCGGAGGACACCCACGACACCTTATAGCCCGATGCTGTGCCATAGGCGGCATCCTGCATTTGCAGCTTGACCTGTTGCTCGATGGCAGCCTTTTCCTGCTCCAGCTGTTCGATCTGATCAGAAAGCTCCTGCCGCTTATCCAACAGGTCGCGGATGGGATTCAGATCGGCAGTTTTGTTTCTATCATCTGCAGAGTACAGCTGATTGATCTGCTGTGTATCCCCCTCGCTTCCGGTAGGTACAGGCGGAATTTCGGGCATCACGTTGTATTTCCAGAAGTGCTCTTCCTTGGCAATGAGGTTGTTCAGAACTTCTTTGTCGGTTGTGATCTTGTGAATCACCAGCTCCTTCCCGAAAATCAGAGCAGCAATGTACCAGCAGTCAAAACCGCTGACAGCCAGATAGTGATTGACCTGAGCCATGTAATGTGCAGGGATTTTGCCATCTGCCCACTTATCCGCAGAGAACGGTGAAACCGTTTTGCATTCCAGTCCTGCTTTCTGCCCGACAATCAAACGGTCAAAGTCCGCTAGAAGCAGTGGATGTTCCTCACTTTGGTAGATGGCATTTGCACGGCGTACCTTCAGACCGGTTGCTTCGGTGAAGCGTTGTGCGACATAATCTTCCAGATCGCGTCCCTGGCGCATAGCCTCATTATCGATGTTCTCAATAGTTTCGCTGATTTTATCGTGGTACACCTGAAATGCAGAGCGATAGGGATTCAGTCCAAGGATGGCACCGGCATCCGTGCCGGTAATGCCGCACTTACGGTAACGGAGCCAATCTTCTTTGGACAGGTTCAAAGTTGAAATCAATCTTTTCATGCGCTTTGCATCCTTTCTTTCATAATAGATTCGGCAAGAATGAAGTCATATTCCACCAAGTCTTTGATAATGGTGGAAAACTCATCCACCAAAGTGCGGTCATCATCCAGCCACAGGGTATACAGGAAATCCAGAATATTCCGCTGCACCCGAAGATGGTTCCAGAAACGCTCGTCCATCTGCTTTTCGGTGTCCAACGTAATCAAGGCACTGACGATGGTGCTTTTCATCGTGATCTCGTATGCCGTAGTGCAAGTAGGCTTTGGAAAATCGGCTTCGATGCTGTTCAGGAACTCAGAAAATTCCCGGACAGCCCGGTTGCTCACATCGTTCATACGTCCTCCTTTATGCTGCTGCCAGCACCATCTTGTAAGCCTTGTCGATCATGGGATTGCCCTCTGCGGTGCGCAGGAACAGGTTCTCGTTGTAGTTTTTGGTCTTGCGGAGAGGGTCTGCGTGGGTGGCAAAATCGGAGACGGCGTTGATAAAACGCCAACCGTTTTTGCCGACCCATTCCAAATCCGGTGCGTTATAGTAGCGAGTCTTCAGATCTTCCTGCAAGCGCAGGTTATTCTTCCGCTGGCAATCGGACAGGTCCTCAGAAATCGGGAAAAACTCATTGATGAACTCCTGCACCTTGTGATCGGATAAATCGATACGAGCCAGCTCTTCGCCACGGTTGCCGAGTTCAACCATATAGTTGCTGGCCAGCTGCAGGGTCTCACGGGCATCCTGCACCCGCAGCAGAACATTTTCGGTGTGGCGTGCAGTCCAGCTGCGCTTTGCGGTATTCAGCGCAAGGTTCAGCGTGTTCTGGCAGACCACACGGATCGGAGTCATGGCCACTTTCACACCAGAACTTCCGTCATGACTGTTGAAGATCACAAGATATGGTGCTACTTGATCTCCAGCGATAAGATATTTCCTCGGAAGCCTTGCCAGCATCCATACCTTCTTGCCGCCCTGTAAAGAGCCTGCGGTTTCATAGGTGACACCCTCACCCAGCAGGTCATCGGTGAACTGGAACGCTTCTTCGTTCTGCACAATGCGGTAGCGGTCAGATACGACACCGAGTACGGAATCATCTGTGCTGCGGACGTTAGCCCGATAGCCGGGGATCATAGAACCCGTGCCAGAGTAGATATTGCGGCTTTCCACCTGCCAATCCAGACCGGCCAGTTCCAAGGCTTCACGGCTTGCAGGGGCATCCATCACGATACGGCCAAGGCCGTGCCAAGGGGTCTCACGGACAGAGAACATCGTTTCAACATTTGCGGGCATAGTAAAATCTCCTTTTCAGTGTACTGTGATCAATTGTTGTTTTCCATTTCTTCAGCGATGCGGACGAGGACTTCCACCAAGACGGTGCCAACTTCTTTGACGATTTCGGACCAAAAGTTCAT